ATGACGGGCAACGATCTGATCGAGATGAGCCATGATTGGGAGCTACTGGCGCGTGATGATCAAATCGCGTTTCATCTCCCGATTGCAGATTGGCGCATTTGGTTGTTAATGGGCGGACGGGGCAGCGGGAAGACACGCGCGGGCGCGGAATGGATACGCGCCCAAGTCGCTGATAAGGCCTGCCGTCATATTGCTTTAGTCGCGCCGAGCCTTGCTGATGCCCGCGAAGTGATGCTTGAAGGCGAAAGTGGGTTGCTCAATATCGGTTTCCCGTCAGAGCGGCCAAAGTTTATTTCCTCACGGCGCAGACTCGAATGGCCCAATGGCGCAGTTGGGCATATTTATTCTGCCGAAGATCCCGATAGTTTGCGCGGCCCGCAATTTGATGCCGCTTGGGCGGATGAGTTCTGCGCGTGGAATTATCCCGAGGATACTTTGTCCAATTTGCGATTTGCTTTGCGCCTGGGCGACGAAACGCGGCTTGTTGTGACGACGACGCCACGGCCAATTCCTGCGCTTAAGAGCCTGTTGAAGCTCCCGAAAATTGTCGTCTCACGAGCAAAGACCTATGATAATGCCGCCCATCTCGCGCCGAGTTTCTTAGAGGCTATGGAGGCGAGCTATGGCGGTACGCAATTAGGACGACAAGAACTTGATGGCGATTTAATTGCCGATCATGCGGGGGCTTTATGGACACGCGCTTTAATCGAGACATGCCGCTGTGAGCATGTCCCAGATATGCAACGTATTATAATTGCTATTGATCCGCCTGCGACCTCTGGCCCGAAAGCCGATAAATGCGGGCTTGTTGTGGCTGGGCTTGCGAATCCTAATGAGACGCATAGCCAAGCCTACATCCTGCAAGATGCTTCGGTGCAGGGGCTGACGCCAGAAGGCTGGGCGCGGCGAGCCGTTGATTTATACCATGAATGGGACGCGGATTGCGTCTTGGCCGAAGTCAATCAAGGCGGTGATATGGTCAAAACCATCTTGCATCAATGCGATGCCATTGTCCCAGTCACGACTGTGCATGCTCGGCGGGGGAAGACGGCGCGGGCCGAACCCGTCGCTGCGCTCTACGAGCAAGGCCGTGTGTTACATGTCGGCCGCTTTGATGCGCTTGAAGACGAGATGGTTCTCATGGGATCTACGGCGATGAAACATAGCCCTGACCGCGTCGATGCTCTTGTCTGGGCTGTGCATGAACTGATTTTGAAAACGCGAACGACCCCGCGCGTCAGGCAATTATAAAATTAAAGTAGTTTAAGAGATTTACATCTGTAGAAGGCTTGTTTTTTTAAACGGTTCTGTCAGGTCTAACGCATGTCTGAACCGCTTATTATCATCTCTGTTTTCATTGTCGTCATGCTATATTTGTGGCTTCGGCGAAAAGGGAAAACGGCTGATTTTCAGCCCCCCAAAACGCAAGCCGTAACCGCGCAAAGTTTGAAAGCTTTTGAGGCGGTCCCAAGCCTTTTCGTCAATGCGTCAGAGCGCAGATTTTATCGGATTTTAAAACGCCACATTCCAAAGGGCTATGACTTACAGACTAAAACACGGCTTGAGGACATAATCCGCGTTAAGCCGGCTATTCAGGGTAGGGACCGCTGGGCGCATCTATGGCGTGTCAAAACTGGCGATGATTTTGAACATATTTCCGTCAAAATTTGCGCGCAATTAAGTTTCCGTTAACGATAAAGCGTCATTGTCTTGATTAATATTATTTATAGGAGAGTTTTGTGAAAAATCATGTAAAAAAACCTAGAAACCCTATGAAAAACTCGACGAAAAAACTGACGAAATCTCAAAAAAGACACGACTTATCTTCGCAGTTAAGCGCAACTAACTCAGATATTGTTGAAACTAGATTTGAACTGGTTCGAAAATATATTGCATTAGCCCGAGCTGAAAATGATGCCGCGCATTTGGATGACGCTTTGGGCGTATTATCGGATATGAATAAATCGCATTCGATGGAAAGCGCACTCCGTGTTCATGTCGAGTTGCAAAGCCAAGTGGCTGAAACTTTTTTGCGGATTGGACGTAGTAAAAGTAATCGCTTAACTCTGGAAAAAGCAAAACATGCTTATCGCGCAGCTATTACATTGGCGTCGATTACAGGTGATGACCCGGTGCGGGAAAACCTACGTCAGAACTATCGTATCACCTTAAGCTTGCTTGGAGATAAACCTCAAAGCCCGTCCTTGTTTAAGGTCGCTTAAAACCATTTAAAAACATTAGTTTAAATCATAATCATGCGGATTAATCCGCACCATGCCCGCTTGCCCTATAAACAGCTTATCGACGGAATTGAAACTTAAAAATTTCAAGCCCCGCAAAGCTCTCTATCAGGACAGGTCTTCATGAAAAATCCATTTCGTAGTCGCGACGCGGCAGTTACAGTTGTGCCTGAAATTAAAGCCGCTGATGCGCATAGAGCCGCGCAGCCTTTAATTGCCTTGCAGCTCGGCGGCGGCGCGCATTGGACACCGCGTGAATTTACAGCGCTCTGCCGCGAAGGTTATGCGCGAAACCCTGTGGCTTACCGATGTGTGCGGATGATTTCAGAGGCGGCGGCGTCTGTCCCGTTTCAAACGCGGCGTAGCGGGCAGTCGTTAGCCGATGACCCTGCCGCGCGGTTCCTGCACCGCAGTCACCCACAGCAATCGGCGACAGAAACCCTGGAAGCCTTTTACGGCTATCTACAAGTCGGGGGAAACGCTTACCTCGAAGCGGTCCTTTCCAGCGGCGTACCGATTGCCATGCAAGCGCTTCGGCCTAATCAAATGAGAATTGCGCTCGATAAATCAGGCCGCGTTCTAGGCTGGGATTTTGAAAATGGCCGCCATAAGCGCCGTTATAACCGTGACGCAGCGACAGGACGTTGCGGGATTCATCATATGCGCCTGTTTAATCCATCCGATGATTGCTACGGGCTCTCGCCGCTTGAAGCCGCCGCGCAAGCCGTGGATTTACATAATCAAGGCGGACAATGGGCCAAGGCTTTGCTCGATAATTCTGCGCGGCCAAGCGGGGCGTTGATATATTCTGGCGGGCAGGGTGAACGTCTGACGGACGAGCAATTTGACCGCCTTAAATCGGAACTAGAAGGCAATTTCACAGGTCCGCGTCATGCGGGGCGGCCTATGGTGCTTGAGGGCGGACTAGATTGGAAATCTATGTCGATGTCGCCCGCTGATATGGATTTCACGCAAAGATAATAGCTATGCCAATTATAAAGAGGCTAATCAGGCCTTCTGGCGACAAACGATTATTCCGCTAGTACGCAAAACGGCGCGCGGGCTCGAAGGTTGGCTACAGCCATTTTTTGGCGATGATTTAAACATACATGCTGACCTTGATGATGTGCCGGCTCTGGCCGAAGAGCGGGCCACATTATGGCGCCGCCTATCCGATGCGAGTTTTATTTCGGATGACGAACGCCGCTCTATGGCAGGCCTTAGCCAGAATACGCTGAGTCAGAATGGCCCTAAGCAAGGTAGGGTGCAATAATGGCAGATCGAAATACCTCATTTGACCGCACGATTACACTCGGCCTCGTTGTTACAGTTATGTTGCAAACCGCAGGAGCTTTAATCTGGGCAGGGGCCACCGAAGCGCGGCTCAACACACTCGAAACGCAAATGGCACTAACGCCCGCAGTTGCTGAGCGGTTAGCGCGGCTCGAGGGGCAATCTATCGTCATGGCGCAAAGCCTGTCGCGCATAGAGCGCCGCCTCATGCAGCCTGAAAACTAGGATCAAACTTATGATGAATTTTAACGGCGTTGATCTTCGGATTAGCGGCTATGCGAGCTTGTTTGGACAAATCGACCTTGGCGGCGACAGCGTAATAGCTGGTGCATTTTCTGCGAGTATCCTGCAATTTGAAAATGGCCGCTTGCCAATGTTGTTTGGTCACGAAACAGCCAATCCCATCGGCGTGTGGGATAGAATTACCGAAGATAGCACAGGGCTTTTTGTCTCTGGGCGGTTGATTGCGGGAACGGAGCAAGCTGACCGCACTATCCGCCTTATCCGCGAAGGCGCGATAAGCGGTTTGTCGATTGGGTATCGTGTACGCCGTAAGCTTACATCTAACCACAACACCTCTGCACAGGGCCGCATATTAACTGAACTCGATCTTTGGGAGGTCTCAGTTGTCGCCTTCCCGATGCAGCGCACGGCGCGGATCACTCAAATTGACGACATCCCAAACTCTAACCTGACCTCAGACCTCCAACCACAAAGGAATATAGCGTGAGTCACACATCAAAACTTGAAACTAAAATGGGGCCGAGCGACCTTAAAACCGCTCAAGCTGATTTTGCCTCTACCTTCGCCGCGTTTAAAGACGCCAATGATCAGCGCCTCGCTGAAATCGAAAAGAAAGCCTCGGCTGACATACTGCTAGATGATAAAGTCTCGCGGCTAAATGCAGCGCTGGATAGCCAGTCCAAGCAGATTGAAAACCTCTCTGTTTCTCTGTCTCACCCGAACTACAGCCCAAGCCAAAACACTGAAGCGAAATCGGCGTGGTCGTCTTTCATTCGGACGGGGGACGCTTCTGCGCTAACCTCTCTTGAAGGTAAGGCCTTAATTGCAGGCGAAGCTGATGGCGGTTATATCGCCCCGATCGAAACTGAAAACCGCATTGACGGTGTGTTACGTGAAGCGTCGCCTATGCGCAATATTGCGACTGTTCGTTCCATCGGAACCTCTATCTTTAAGAAGCCTGTCAGAGCAACTGGCGCGGCGTCTGGATGGACGGGCGACGTTGAAGCGCGCATTGAAACGGAAGCGCCGCAACTTGAGTTGCTCGATTTCCCAACGGGCGAGCTTTATGCAATGCCTGCAGCGACGCAGACTTTGCTTGATGATAGCGTTGCTGATGTCGATCAATGGCTGGCCGAAGAAGTTCGTGATGTTTTTGCGGCGCAAGAAACAGCGGCTTTCGTCAATGGCGACGGCGTGAATAAACCGCGCGGATTTCTGTCTTACGCACAAGCTGATAATGGCACGCAAGCTTGGGGCGAAATTGGCGCAGTCTCTACGGGCATAGAGGGCGGCTTTGATGCCGACGCGCCCGTCGATGCTATTCTAGATTTAATCTACGCGCCAAAATCTCGTTACCGCGCTGGCAGCAGCTTTGTGATGAACCGCCGCACTGTCAATGATGTGCGAAAGTTCAAAGATGCTGATGGTAACTACATCTGGCAACCCTCTGCTAAAGCAGGCCAGCCTAGTACCTTGCTTGGCTATCCACTTGTTGAAATGGAAGACATGCCAGATGTTAGCGCGGGTAGTGCAGCTATGGCCTTTGGCGATTTCCGCCGCGGTTATCTTATCGTTGACCGCCAAGGCATTCGCGTCTTGCGTGACCCATATTCCGCCAAGCCTTATGTACTGTTCTACACAACGAAACGTGTCGGCGGCGGTGTTCAAGACTTTGACGCAATTAAAGTCCTTAGAACAGCCGCTTAGGTTTATTTCCTAAATTTAAATAACCAAGCCCGCATGGATTTCATGCGGGCTTTTTCATGACCGAGAAAGAGAGGCAAAGTGATAAAAGATATAACCCCATTAACAATAGAACCCGTAAGATTGCAAAGCGCGAAAGCCTTTCTCCGTGTCGATCATGATGACGAAGATGAATTAATTGCTAGCTTCATTCAAACAGCGCGCGAGCGGATTGAAGCACATTTATCTATCAGTCTCATAACGCGTCGTCGCCTTTACACCAAAGCCAATCCTAAAAATGCAGTCCTATATATCAACCATCATCCGATCAAACGTGTGATAGCTGTAGATTGCATATTTGGTGATGACAGCTCTCAAAGACTAGATCCATCTGATTATCTCATCAACCTGCACGCGCGTCCCGCAAGCGTAAGGCTCCTGACCTCACGCAGCTTATCCGCACAGGCTATTCAGATTGAAATCGAAGCAGGGTTTGGTCAGTCAGCAAGTGATGTCCCCATGCCCATCCGCCAAGCTATTATGCTCCTTATTGCTCATAGCTATGAGCATCGCGGTGACACAGACGCGGCCATGCCGATGATGGTTGACGCGCTGTTGATGCCCTATCGAGGCCTACGACTATGATAGGGGATTTACGTGTTCGCATCGGTCTATATGCGCCGTCCACTACGCCAGACGAACTTGGCGGGAGTGTCACAACTTGGGTGTTTGTGCGTTCAATCTGGGCGGCGATACAGCCGCGGGCTTTGACGGAAACGCGCGAAAACGGACGGCTCGCCGTGACACAAAGCTACCGTGTGACAATTCGCTTTCGTAAAGATTTTCCAGAACGGGCGCGCTTCATTTGGGGCGACCGTATCTTGCGAGTCATCGCCGCGTCCGACCCTGATACGCGCCGCGAGCGGTTGCACTTAATTTGCGAGGAAGAAAAACAATGAGCCTAACTCTCACAAATAGCGCGGCGGCCTTAGCCAAGGCGGTTCACGGTGCCTTAAGCGCGAACGCACATATGCAATTAATACTCGGCAATCCGCCACGGCTCTATGATAGCGCGCCAGAAGATCCCGTTTTTCCATATCTGACTTACGGACAAATGCGCTCAGTCGATATTGGCGGGGACGAGACAGAGCTTATTTCGCACCAAATGACCTTGCATGTTTGGTCGCGCTATGAAGGTCGCGCCGAAGTTTTTACAAGCCTAAACTATGTAGCGGAAGCTCTAAACATAGCTGCGTTTAACGGCGTTTTGGATATATCCATTGTCAATGCCAATCCGATCTACGTGGACGTCTTGCGCGCGCCTGATGGCCGCACGATGCACGGACTGCTGCGTATGTCCTTTTCAACTCAAATGACGACACAGGAGGCCTTATGACCGCCCAACGGGGTAGCGATATGCTACTTAAAATCAAAAATAGCTCTGGTGATTATGTCACTATAGCTGGCCTACGAACGAAATCTTTGCGCCTTAACTCTCGCCCTGTCGATGTCACGGATACGGCCTCTGCGGGCGGCTGGAAAGAGCTACTGCCTGGCGCGGGTATTCGCTCTGCGGAGATTAGCGGCAGCGGCGTGTTTCGCGATGCCAGCTCTGACGCCCTCGCGCGGCAAAGCTTTTTTGAGCAAAGCTCGCAGGATTATCAATTCATCATCCCAGACTTTGGCCAAATTACGGGACCGTTTATCTTAAGCAGCCTCACTTACGGCGGCACCTATCAAGGTGAAGCGACATTTGAGCTAACACTGGTCAGTGCAGGCGCGCCAGAATTTACCGCGCTGTAATGACTTACCAACGCGGACAAGAATATATCATCATCGCCAAACGTCATTATGCTTTGCAATTGACGATGGGAGCTTTGGCCGAAATTTCTGACCGTTTTGAGGCTTCGGGCCCGATGGAGCTTGCGGCACGTTTGCGCCGCATGGATTTATCGGATGCTCGCGGGCTGCTAGCTTGCCTCTTGCGTCCATCACTTCCTCGATATGCCCCTCGGTTGGACGCGGGCAAGTTAGCAGCTCAAATTTCAGATATAGAGTTGCAAGCGGGATTACCGAAAATCTGCCGTATCATTGAGCAAGCCTTTGAGACGCCGTCATGAGTGAAGAATTGACGGCTCCAGAACTAGAGCAAAAAGAGCAGAGCTGGCCCTTCGATATTTGGCTGCGCTTGGTAGTCTTGCATATGCACCTATCCCCGCAAGACTTTTGGGACATGAGCGTCCGAGACTGGTTTGCGTTGTGTCACAGAAATACGCCGACGCAATTTTCTCAAATGAACTTGACGAGTCTCATGCAGGCTTTCCCTGATGAAACTGATGGCGATAAGAAAGATAATTAAATGGATGATTTAGATAATTCTGCAAGTGCGTTGGAAAACTTCGCCAATAGCGGAGGCGTCGAAGGCGCGGAAAATGTCGCGCGGGCTTTTGAACTCGCGGGCGATAGAATCTCTGGCGCACTGACACGCGCGGCGCGAACAGGAGAGTTATCCTTTAACTCTCTGGCCGAAAGTGTTGCGCGCGATCTCGCGCGATTGGCCGTCGATCAATTTGTAACAGGCCCGCTCGAGCAGCTTGTCGGAGGTATTGGCGGAGCTTTATCTGGCGCGCTTGGTGGTGCTTTGGGCGGCTCTGGCGGCGGGAGCGGTAAGCCTTCGGTGACAGTCAATATGAATGTTTCGGGCGGCAATGCAGCGGGGTTTAAAAACTCGCAAGGGCAAATGGCTTCGAAACTCGCTCAAGCCGTACAGCGCGGCCAAAGCCGTATTTAATTTAGATAGTTCATTGAGGTATAATTCATGACAAATTTTCATGATGTGCAATTTCCTGCGCGCCTAGCGTTTGGCGCAAGCGGTGGCCCGCAACGGCGTACAGACATCGTCCAGCTTGCTAATGGCAGTGAAGTGCGCAACACGGCGCAATATCATTCTCGCCGTCAATATAATGCAAGCACAGCAATTAAAATACGCGAAGATGCTATTGAAATAAATAAATTTTTTGAACTACGGCGCGGGCGATTGCATGCGTTTCGATTTCGAGATTTACTAGAATATTCGTCAGCAGATGGTGAGTTTCCAATTCATGCTACAGATCAAACACTAGGCCGCGGTGATGGTGAAAACCGCACGTTTCAATTAATTAAAACCTATAGCGATGATGTGCAAAACTATGTGCGAGTCATCACCAAACCCGTCATTGATACCGTTGTGATAGCTGTCAGCGGGCAAGTCTTGGAGCGGTCAAAATTCATCGTTAATGGCCTAACAGGAGTGGTCGAGTTAAATGTCGCACCAACATCTAACGCCGTCGTAACCGCAGGATTCGAGTTTGACGTGCCCGTTCGTTTTGATACGGACGCGCTTGATATTGCCTATGAAGATTTTGGCGGTCTACAGATTTCCGACATCCCATTAGTGGAGGTTTTGGATTATGCGAATAATTAATTCCGATCTCCAAACGCATATAGATAGCGGCGTTACGACGCTGTGTTCGTTGTGGCGATTGCAGCTCAAAGACGGCACGCAAATTGGCTTAACCGATCATGATAGGGTTCTACAATTTCAAGACCTATCCTATCATCCGCAAAATAGTTTCGACGCCAGTGACACGGAAAAGCGTCTTGGTTTTGCCGCCGATAGCGGTGCATTACGGCTCGCTTTTAACCTCCCAGAACTTACACAAGAAAGCTTGCAAGCTGGTATTTTAGATGAAGCCCGCTTGTTTCACTACCGTGTTAATTGGCAAGACGTGTCGCAATATGTTCTCATATCCGTTGGCCGTATCGGACAAGTGCAAGCGAGCGGCGATGGCTACGAGGCGGATTGGGTTGGACTAGCCACACAATTAGAACGCAGCACAGGCCGCATATTTTCGCGCCAATGCGACGCCGAATTAGGCGATAATCGCTGCAGCTTGAATCTAGCCGATTTTCCCGACGGTACAATTTGCCCCCGAACATATGAAGCTTGTGAGACGCAATTTTCTAATACCGAAAACTTTCGCGGCTTTCCATATTTGCTGGGAGATGACGCATTACAAGCCTCGCCGCAAATTGGCGAACGGCGAGATGGAAGCTCGCGTTACCGTTAATGTCCGATGCAATAACACGCTTAGCCGTTCTCCGTGAAGCGCAAACTTGGCTCGACACGCCTTACCAACACCAAGCTAGCACATGCGGGGCGGGGACAGATTGCCTCGGTCTTATTCGCGGGATTTGGCGAGAGCTTTACGGCGCAGAGCCTGAAACCCCGCCTGCTTATACGCCTGATTGGGCCGACCTAAGCGGGCAAGAAACCTTATATGAAGCCGCGCAGCGCTGCTTATCGCCTATAGCTAATCATGAAGCCCAAGCGGGGGATGTTGTTATTTTCCGTATGCAGAATGATGCGCCGTGCAAACATATTGGGATTTTATCATCGCCCGATACATTATTGCATGCCTATTGGGGCAAGGCCGTGGTGGAAAGTTACCTCGTTCCTTATTGGCGACGGCGCTGGGCGTATAGTTTTACCTTTCCGCCTTTACAATCACCTTTAAATCTGGCGCTTAACTCAAGAGATCTATTATGACCACGCTCGCTATCGCCGCTCAAGCAGCCGGCAGTGCCTTCGTATCTTCCGCTGCCTCTGCTGCTGTGTCTACGGCGACAAGCCTCGCCCTTTCCACCGCGACAAACGCAATTTCACGCGTTTTCGACAACCGCGTCTTTGAAGGCCCGCGCCTCGATAGCTTTCACCTACAAACATCGCGTGATGGCGCGCCCATGTCTCGGATTTTTGGGCGGGTTCGCCTTGCTGGACAAGTGATTTGGGCCTCTCGCATACGCGAAATCGCGACGGAGGAGCGCGTCTCTAGCGGCAAAGGCGGCGGGCCAACACAACGCAATTTTAGCTATTCCATTAGTTTCGCCGTGGGCTTATGCGAAGGTGAAATCCTTGGTGTTGACCGCATTTGGGCCAATGGCAATGTGCTACAGACGGCAGGGTTAACAATGCGGACCTATACGGGGCGCGAAAACCAAGCTCCTGATCCGATTATCGCAGCGACAGAAGGCGGTGATGTACCAGCGTTTCGCGGCACGGCTTATGTCGTGTTTGAAGATTTCCCATTAGATGATTTTGGCGCGCGATTGCCGCAAATGAATTTCGAGGTTATTCGTGTCCCGCAAAGCCAAAGTGATACGCCGCGTCTCGAGCATTTAATCAAAAGTGTGTGCTTGCTGCCAGGGTCGGGTGAGTTCTCATATTCCCCGAAAATCATCGAGGAAAGCCCGCGCCCGGGTGTCACGCGGCCCGTTAATATGAATAATCTGTCGGGTGTCGCCGATATAGAGTTAGCCCTCGATCAGCTTGAAGCGCAGCTGCCCAATTGTAGGAACGTGTCGATTATCTCGGCATGGTTTGGCTCTGATTTACGCTGCGGTGAATGCGAGATTAGGCCAGGTGTAGAGCGGCGGCAACGGGTGACACGCGATACGAAATGGCAAGTGGGACGTGATGATCGCGGCAGCGCTTACCTTGTGAGTAGCGATGCTGATGATCGCCCAAACTTTGGCGGCTCGCCTTCTGATGAGAGCCTTATTGGGGCTATCCGAGAGCTGAAATCACGCGGGTTTTCCGTGACGCTTTATCCGTTTATTTTGATGGATATTCCGCCTGATAACGAGTTGCCTGATTTAGACGAGGCAGGCTTTCAGTCTGCCTTTCCGTGGCGCGGACGTATCGCGGCAACGCAGGATAAAACTACGCAAACACGTAGCCAAGTTGACGCCTTTTTTGGGACGGCATTTCGGTCAGATTTTTCATTGGGGGCGGGCGAAACGCATCACCGCACACCTGATTATAAGTACAAAAATTTCATATTGCATCATGCCAATATCGCACGGCGTGCAGGCGGCGTTGACCGTTTTATCATAGGCTCTGAAATGCGGGCTTTGACAGTTTTGCGCGACCAAAATGATGCCTTTCCAGCCGTTGAAAATATGATATTATTAGCGCGAGATGTGAGGGCGATGTTAGGCGCTGAAACGGGCCTAACTTACGCGGCGGATTGGACAGAATATTTCGGCTATCACCCCCAAGATGGTAGCGGGGATGTGTTCTATCATCTTGATGATTTATGGGCAGATGATGCGATTACGGCTATCGGAATAGACGCGTATTTCCCGCTGTCAGATTGGCGCGAGGGCATGGTGCATAGAGACAGCGGCGCGGCTGAGAATATCTATGATTTATCTTATTTATCCTCGCAAGTTGAAGGCGGAGAAGGCTATGATTATTTCTACGCCAGTGAAGCTGATAGGGCGGTGCAAAACCGCGAGGACATCACCGATGGGAGCGCGCAAAAATCTTGGGTTTTTCGATATAAGGATGTGCGCAATTGGTGGTTAAACTCGCATCATAATCGCCGCAATGGAATTGAATTAAACAATCCGACAAAATGGCAAGCCCAGAGCAAACCGATTTGGTTTACAGAAGTCGGCTGTCCCGCTGTTCATAATGGCGCTAACCAACCTAATGTTTTTTCCGACCCGAAAAGTGCGGAAAGTAAAATTCCATATTTTTCAGATGGTTCACGCGATGACCTGATGCAACGACATTACTTGGAAGCTTTAATTAATTACTGGGAAAACCCGCAAATAAATCCGATTTCGCAAGCTTATGATGCGCCAATGATAGATACAGATATGATGTCCGTTTGGGCTTGGGATGCAAGGCCTTTTCCCGATTTCCCAGCACGCGGGTCTGTTTGGTCTGATGGCGGAAATTGGCAAATCGGACATTGGCTCACGGGCCGTATGGGATTAATGCCGATTAGTTATATTGTAGAAGATTTATCGCTCCAAGCGGGGCTAGAAAATCTCGACGTGAAGCAGCTTAATGGTGTGCTTCAAGGCTATCATATTGACCGCCCAATGAGCGCGCGCGCCGCCCTAACGCCGCTCATGGATGTTTTGAATTTAGAGCTGAGTGAACGCGGCGGAAATTTGGTGTTCCAATCTCCAGATAATGCGCCTGTCATGCGTTTGGATGATCGCTATCTTGAGCAAAATTTAATTGCGCCTGTGACCCTTGGGAAAGACGATCCCGACCAAGCCTTACGGGATGTGCGCGTGCATTTTATCGACATCTCAAATGACTATCAATTAGGCTCTATTTCGGCGCGGGACCGCGCAGCTGAAACCGTGCGTATTACGGATTTACGTTTGCCGCTGGTTATGGATCAAAATTATGCAAGCTTTCTTGCAGAGCAACAATTAGATAGCCATCATTTAGCCATGCAAAACCTATCAATGAATCTATCTCCGTTAGTAGCTTTGTCGTTTCAAACTGGAGATAAAATTACTCTTGATAACTACGAAGGCCTTTGGCGATTAGATAATTTGGACGCAGGAGAAACGGTCAACTTATCTTTGACGCGTGTGCAAGATAATGCCCGAATACAGACTTTCGGGAATACGCCGAATAGTTCCGCAGAACCGATTTTCCAAGGCCGCCCAGCAGGCTTTGCTTTTGATGTTCCTGGCCCTTATGAAGGTCCATTGTTAGGCGCGATTATGACGCCATTTGAAACCGTTGATATGACAGGCCCGTCTGAAACGCTCGCGCTCCGCAGTGAGCTACACCTTGGAGCGTTGCTGTCAGATTTACCGCTTGGTCCGATTGCGCGTTGGGACCAAGCTAACCAATTTGAGCTTTACATGCCCAATAGCCAATTTGCGTCGCTTGAAGACACAGCCTTGCTAAATGGTGGTAATAAATTTGCGATTGAAACGATGACTGGCTGGGAAGTTGTGCAAATTCGTGACATGGTGCTTGTCGGCCCCGATAAATATGCCTGCCAAACTTTGCTGCGGGGTTTAGACGGCAGCGCGACCGATATGATGCCAGTCATCAACTCTGGTGCGCGTGTGATCTGGTTGAACCAAGGCGTCGTTGACATGCCGCTCAGCGCAGAATTTTTGCGCGAAGCTGTGAGCTTTGATAGCCACGCCAATGGCCGAGAAGGCGATGCAGCAGAACTTGTCTATGCCGGACGGTATCTGCGCCCGCTGGCCCCTGTCCATGTGAAGGCAACCAGAGACGGCGCGAATGTGCGGCTGGATTGGATACGACAAACACGGATTAACGGAGATGTTTGGGCGGGCGAAGTGCCGCTTGGCGAAACAGAGGAGCGCTACCGCATCGCGTTTTTCGACGGTCAGGTGTTCGCGACACGGGTTGATAATCACGCCGCCGTGCTTAAATATGAATCATGGCTAAAAACCCCTATACCCTGCTTGGTGTCAAAAAAACGGCGAGTGATGCCGAAATTCGCAAGGCGTATCGCGCTTTGGCAAAAAAGCTACATCCTGACGTTAATCCTGGCAATAAAAAAGCTGAGGAAAAGTTTAAAGAGGCCACGGCGGCTTATAATTTGCTATTGGGGGCGGATTTGGCGGTGGAAACCCTTTTGGCGGCGGATTTGA